AGAAGAAGCAGTTGATACAGTAACGATATTCTGATCGACATCTGCGGTTAGGACATTTTCTCTTCTGGTAGTGAAACTGTGAGTATTTCCAACACCAGCATTGGTGAAGTAAAGAAGACCCTTGCCGTCAGTACCAACACCAACATAAGAACCCTCAGTTCCAAGACCAACTTTATTTCCACTGATGGAGAAGAACTCAGGTGTGATGGGAACAGCATATAGATCCCCAACAGACTCGAGTGTTTGGTATGCAGAATCTATATCTCCATTCCAGACTTGAATGGATGTACCACCATTGGTACTGTATTCAAGGAGTTCATTGAGTTTGAAACCGTGTCCAGGGAAGAAGATCTGGTTTGGTTTCACAAACACTTGGGTGCGTCCAACACCAGCATTGGCGATTGTTAGCGTAGTTCCTACACCAGTACCAGTTACAGTACCAAGACCAACAGACTCTTCTGGAATGAAGTAGATCTCTTCGTTTCTCTCAAAGACTCTTGTGGTTTTGATAGTGCCTACATTGATGGAGAACTTGCGACTTTGCTCAAATATAGGTGTGGTAGCAGTGTGAGCGACCCCTGTAGTGCCTCCATATTCCCTCAGGACGCGAAGTCTTGAGTTTAGGGTGTCTATGTTTAGAACCTTCACTTCCTCGCCTTCTAGACGCAAAATATCGTTGCTGATGACGCTAGGGAAAGTGAGTGGTCCTGATACTCTGATGTGTGTAACAATACCAGTGGTTGCTGTTGCACCCATAGCATCAACCAATGATAGTCTGGTTGAAGTCACACCCACAGTATACGAACCGTCAAAACCTGCAAAGTAACTAGCAATACCAGAAACCTGAACTCTATTGGAAGACGCTAGGTTGTGGGGGATAGTGCTGATACCTAGATATCTTCCACTTAGAGGAATGAACTCAACATCAACCAGTGAAGTTGTAGCAACACTCACAGTATCAATAGACTTACCACCGATTCTCGTCACCTGAGCAGCAGCACCAACACCACCAGACTCAGTGTTATTGAACACTAGGGTGTCTTTGACCTTATATGCGTCACCACCAGTAACGATTCCAACGCTCTCTACACCACCAGTTGTCGCATATGTGACGTCGATGATTTGCTTCTTAACACTGTTGGAGTTGAAAATATAGTCATACTGACTTTCCTTACCATTGATGTGATAAGGTGGGGTGTAACGCAACCAAGTATTTGTTTGTAGATCAAAATCAGACTGGTTGGATCTCTTGAGGAAGTTTGTAGGGTTGGGAGTTGACTGATATGAGTTTCCAATGGTGTATGGGAATACAGGTCTTCTGTAGTCGTTGAAGGGACCACCACTATCAACGGTGTTGTTGATGGTCATAAAGTATGCATAGACACCGTTGGGGAAGTCTGGAGTCACACAATATCTTCCGTTATGTTCGTCCAAGTCACCTCTACCAGTGAAGACATAGTCCTCAACGAAGAAACCAGTCTCAAATAGTGGACGGTTAGTTGATGCAGTTTGGTTTTCATAACCAGAGGTCATTCTACGAATCTGACCTGTACCATCAATGTTGGCGAAACCATATGGACCATAGATTGGGTTGCCGTCATATGCCCATCCAAGAATGGGTGAGTGGAACTTACTATCAGTCTCGTTTCCACCGCTCTTGATGAGGTCAGGAGTGCCGTAGGCAGTGTTATCCTTACCGGTGCCCCTAATGGCGAATGTAGACTCTCTCAGTGCCCTTGCAGGGTATATGTGAGAGTATTGTAGTGACTGGTTGTCGAGACTCTCATTGACGAAACCGTCATCACTTTGAATGTTCTCAAAGTCTCTCTCGAAGAGGTTAACTGTCCACTGCTTGATTTTAGCAACAACCTTTGCTTCCTTACCTGCGGAGACCACATAAACATTAGTCTTGTTCTGGACGTAACCAGCACCACCCTTGATAACACGAATCTCAGCAATAACACCGTTTCTTACGATAGGAGTTAGGACAGCACCAGTTCCAGTAGCACTTTCGATCTCGAGGTCTGGGGGTGAGTTGTATCCCTCACCACCATAAGTGACTAGAACGTCTACGATAGAACCGTTGTTGATAATTGCCGTGAGTTGTGCCCGACTACCACTTAGGAAGGAGATGTTTGGTTGCCTATCGAAGTTCATAATCTCAGAGGCACCATAACCAACACCGTTATTGGTTAGGTCAACAGAGTCAATAGAACCACGGAAAATTGGTTGAACCTTACAGCGGAAGTCTTGTCCTGCAGTGGTATGAACACCAATAACACCCTCAACAGATACGGTGATTGGTGGATAGTTAATGAAACCAGTACCAGTTGACTTTAGATCAACCAGAACTCGGTCTTGATAGTATGCATCGGTAGCAGTTGTTCCCGTACCAATATCAGTTAGAGAGAAGTGGTCGTCGTCTACCTTAACAACATAATAGTTCTTGGTGGAAGAAAGACCCTCCACGTTGGTTCCATCATACTGAACGATTTCTTTGTTACTGAAACCGTGGTTCAGAATGTTGATTCTGTTAAGAGCAGTTGAGACACCAGTAACGGATATCTGTCTCTTCTTGTTTGAATAACCAGAACCACTATTTGTTACGATGATGCTGGATACAATATTTCTAGTTTGGGCAGACTTGATTGCCTGCAGACCACTACCAAATGATGTTAGTTGAATAGTGTTGATACCACTTACAGCATCCTCTTGATTTGCGTGCAGACTGATGGTGGAGGGGTCTATAACGTTCACATAGTACTGTGAGTTGGTACTGATACCACCAACAACTTTAAGACCTCTGGAGTCGTATACGACTTGCTCACCGTCTCTAAACTTGTGGAAGGTGGTAAAACCTAGAGTGTTGTCTGTGGTGCTTACAATACCAGAAGGTTGCTCTGCATTGAAGTTGACGAAGTGAATGGTGGAAAGCATATTTGCCTTCGCAGCAGCATCCTTACCATTACCACCAGAAATCCTGACGATAGGTACATCCTGATAATCGAAACCAGGTTCTACGATTTCAATACGCTCAAGTGAACCAGTAACAGAAGCAGTACCGGTAGCACCGTAACCCACCTCATCAACGATCATAACCTCTGGTGGAGTGATGATATCATAACCACTACCAGAACTGGTCACATCGATCTGTTCGATATCACCATAGTAAACAATATCGGAACTCTTGTAGTTGAGAATCTCAACACCGTTGTTCAGAATACCAACATAACCTGGATCAGTTGGAAACTCCCTACTTTCAATAGTGATGGGAATAAGTGATCTGAGAATCTTTTGTGGTGAAAGTGTCTTGTTGTAGAAACTATAGAAGATGAACTGGTTATCTTCTACGGTACCGAAGATGTTGATGAACTTATTAGCAAACAGGTCACCTTTACTTCTGGAAAGTGAGAACCTATCTCTACTAACGCGCTTGATATAATATACACCTTCGGTCAGATTATCAAACTTACTTACCGTTGACTCAAACTCAACAATACCGTCTGGACTTACGATTTCGGTAACGGTGGTTTTTGGTAGATAATATACTGCGTCACCAGAGTAGAAACCGTGCCTTGGGAACTCAATAACCTCACCACTGTATAAACCATTCAGGGTGATTTTTCTATCACTTGGGTTGGTTTGGATATTGAAGTAGTTTGGGATAGAGTTGGAAGCAACCAGAACACTATTGAGATTGTTGTTGAAGTATGTGTTCTGGACGTTCGCAATATATGAGTTTAGGTTGGTGTACTTGCTAGAGTTACCTTTAAGAGTTTGGTTCTCAATGGTGAAGGTGTCGCTAACGTTTACGAGAGCAGGAACTCTAAGCACAAACTCGCTAGAGGAGTTGATGCTAAGAACTGTAGAAACGGAAGAGAAAGAACCCTTATCGTTCTCGAGCAGAACCTGATAACCAGGAAGAACTTTGATGTTGTCGAAGGTTTTTACCAGATACTTGTCTTCGGTAATATCGACAAGAGAAATTCTCTCAACACTAAACTTGGACTTGACGTTATAGTTCCAGTTCTTGAGACGCTCGTCATCTCCTTCGTAACCGAAGTTATTGAGAAGAATGGTATCGCCAGTCAGGTAGCGAGTGGTTGGGGGAAGTTGTAGGTCAGTTAGGGTTGCAGAGATACGAACCTCAATGCGGTCCTCTGCCTTTGGTCCAACCTTAGCGTAGGAGACTTGGTTTAGGTGAACATCAACACCACCAACTAGGGTGTTTAGGATACCAGTAACACCAATGAACTGGTCAACACTCTTACTCTCATAGGAGAGGATGACTTTGTTATTATCAATATCTGTTGTTACGAGTGACCCAGACTCTGGGAAAGAGACAGTAGAGTCTACATCAATAATGTTATCACCAGGTCTTACGGTGTTTAGGAGTTGGGTGATGGGAGTAGCAACAAACTCACCAAAGATGGTACCGTCTACATCGATATCACGAGGATAACCGAAGTCAACAGAAATCTTATAGTAACTTCCGTCACCATAGTTAATACGGTCAACATTACTTACAGTACCTCTTGCTCCAGAAGAGTCTTGATATAGGGTTCTGTTCTTTAGGTCTAGAGGATCACCATATACTGACTGAACAACAAAATCTCTTGTGACTTTGTAGTCAGCGTTTGATGGGCGAATTAGATATTCACTTGGTCTGATAACTTCAACTGCTTTCCCATATAGGGCACCGAACAGAATCTTGAAGGAGGTATCAGTACCCTTTGACTTATAGAAACTGTCTGCGTTGTAGATAAAGTTTTTCTGGTCTAAGTTACCAGCAAAAGTTCTCTCGGTGAAACCAGGAGTGAACTGTGTCTTAATCTTCTTCAGGAACTCTTGTAGGAACAGAACGTTCAGGTTAACGATAGTAGAACCTGATTCGTGGCGGGCAGCAGCAGTCTGTTTGAACTCGAGTTCGTCAGGAGTATTGGACTTGGTGTATGAAGAAACACCACTGAAACCCCTTACACACCCCTCAAAGGTGGTTTCAGTTTTATGGGTATAGAAGATGATCTCATCATCAATCATGATGATGCCGTTGTTATCAACGAAACCGTCAGTAAAGTTACCTGCGGCAGAAGTGGTAACAGTCTTTGACGTTAGAGAAAGTTTAGACGCAAGAACAGTTGTGTTGGACAGTCCTGTTAACTGCTCAACCTTCACATACTGATCCATGTTCTGGAGAATATCCAGAACTCCGCCTTCAATTTCTTGCGACACATAGTACTGCTCCAGAAACTGTGTGAAGAGAGGAAAGTCCTCCCTCACATATCTGGGTAACTGTGAAGCAATAATATCCTGAAACTTGACCCTATCTACTGACATCTTCTGCCCATGTTAAATGAGATGTTATCTCTATTTACTATGGTTTTAGATGGAGGTAATTGGGACTCCTCTTACCAGACCACCGTTCCTATAACTGGAGGAAGTGGTATAAGTGCTTCCGCTAGTGTCTTGTCCAGATGCAATGTTATCTGGGATCATAGTAACGGTAACACCAGAGGTATCCAACTGCAGATATAGGTCTTGTAGACCGATAATGTCGTTTGAATACGGACAAACAGAAATCTCTACGAGAGGAGTTCCTCTATTTACTTGAGTGGAGATGATTCTTAGGGGGTTGATTTTGATCTCACCCTTCACATAGTCCACCACACCAACGTTCCTCTTCACAACTACTGGTTCTGTGGGAGAGTTTAGTTTGAATATGAACAGAGAACCGGTCTGATTGTCTGCGTTTACTGAGTCTCCGAGGTAAACTGTACCAGAAACACCACTCACAGCAAATCCTGAGGACTTAATATTGAACTCAGACTTCTTAATATGGAATCTATTACCATAGCAGATCTCATATTCGGCATATTGGTTCAAAGATGCCCTCATATCACGCCTCATATCGACCGTAGTGATGTTTGAGGTTACAGATTCGTGACTATTGTCGATGATATTGAGGTACTTACTGTACTTAAACCTTGCTCCGAAGGAGTTTAGTTCGCTAGACTTGGAGTAGTTAGCAATATTGGTCGTAATTAGGTCCTGAACATACGCTGCAGAAGGTGCAACATTGGGATTGTAGTAAGCATTGGTGTTAGATTCGACGTACAAATACTTCAAATCCGTAATAACGGGCACAATACCAGCAACTGAGTACTTTTTCAGTTGATTTTTGATGTTGTCTTTGATAGAAGTGGATAGATATACACCATCATCAGGTTTGATGCTGATAAAAACCTTACCAAATGCGGGAGGATCGAGGTCTTCACCACCAAAAGCGGACACAGATTCTGCTTCTGGGTAGATTTGTGGGATAAGTGCCTCATAATCCGAAGCAGTTACTGCTCTATTTTGTGATGCATAGATCCTTGGTGCGTATTTTTTGACTGATTCGACACTTTCAATGTCTGCACCACCAAAAGTTCGGGTGTTTGCGGTCACCAAAGAGACTCCAGTGGACATTGCTGTGCCATTATTGGACACCAAAGACCCTGAGAAGGAGAAACTATCGATGTTATTGGCGTTTGCACCATGTGAAGTGATGTAACTAATCTCGACAGAGTTGGGTTCTTCGAGTTTTTTGCCGAAAATACCATCACCAAAGAGGAGTTCATACCTTTCGCCCTCAATTTCCTGCACAAAATAGATGGGAGAGGTGGGTCCAATGTCATATAGACCATTGAACTGCTCAAATTTCTGAGAAACTGATGAGGTTTTCGATGCTTTTACGCTCACTTGGATGAGAGAAGTGTCTGCACCGGAGTTTGGAATGATATATTTTTGGTCTGGGTTCCTAGAACTGACGTTATATGACTGTTTTACATAGGTTCCTTCGTAAATATCGATGTTCAGGAAGTTCGCATACCCCTTAGAATCGACTGGAACGGTGATATCGTTGGGAATTGAGAAGATGTAGGACTCTTGTCCGAAGCTTCTAGTGGACAAAAACGCAATTCCTGCCTTCAGGGTGACGCTCACAGCGGTCGTTCCCTGTGCATTTACCGTAAATGATACGTTTGCCCTTGCTGCACGTCTAGAACGGGGCACATAACCGATGTTTCGTGCCAGTGAGACTACATTTTCTCGGAGTGTGGCACTATCAATGAAGACTTCGTTGGATGCCATGTTGGCATTATACGAAGCAAGGTAGGTATTATACGCAAGTGCGTCAATAATCGTCGAAAGGTTAGACCCTTCGTAGTCATAATCGGTGAAGTTTGAGTTGGTTCTCAGGTAATCTTTGATAGATTCTCTAATCTGATCAAAGTCCAGGTCGGTAAAATTGACTAGAGGCATCTTATCTCGTGGGTTCTAGGACGAAATTTAGTTCTTGCGCTGGAATATCGACTCCAACAATATAATAATTGATTAAAACGTCAAATTCGTTACTATCGAGGTTAGCGTTTACCTCAACTTTGTTAAGTTTTACCCTTTTTTCGTAGTTTTTGATAGTATTTTCAATTTCACTCCTGATACTTGCAGCAGTTATGTTGTCAAAGTTCTCAAAAAGCAACTCAGAAACCCTACAACCGACGTTTGGTTGGAAAGGTTTGTCACCAGGGTACGTAAAAATGAGATTACGAACAGATCTCGCAATCGCATTTTCGTTTTTCAGGGCAATTAGGTCACGATTAAGAGGATTTATCTTAAAAGTGGCGCTAATGTCCTTAAAACCTTGACTAACACGTTCAAGAGGCACCGAAATAAACGCAATTTCTGTTGTTATTTAGTCACAAACCTGGACTATTCCTCACTCACTGAGAAATTCCTTCTCAGTTACCTCTTCATCGCTCTCAAAAAACCCATCTTCACTGATTTCTTGCTGTTTTCTGGGGTTTTTTAGGTCGTTATTGATCTCTCTAAGAAATTCTTGGTCCATATCACACGTCACCACATAGTTTGGGTAAAATATATAGCACAAAAAAACCGGGTTTGTTACAACCCGGTAGTTTTATCATCGCTTACCTTGTCCGCGATAGCGCTTTTTGCTGCGACGCTTGAAAGATCCACGCTTTCGGGATCCATCACCGATAGAAGTACGCTTGGGACGGTCTCCCATTGTATGACCGTCACGATGCATGTGTACGGCCCCTTGGCGTGACATCATAATTGAACTCGTTTGTTGAACTGATAATAGTATAACTACAAATGGGTGCTCTGTCTACCCCTGTAACATTACTACAAACTCATCCATCAATAATAAACCCCAGTCTTTTGTAGTCATTGTCACATGTGTAAGAATCAACCTGGTCTTCACTCCATACAGGGACAACTGAATCGTTATTGTAGCGGAAATCTGGGTTTCTTCTGAAATGAACTTCGATAAGTTTATCACCAATGAACTCACAGTTAATCCATTCGTAATTTAAGTCTACAAGCACCTCGGGCAACGGTAG